CACAGGCAGGACACACGACCTCTTGCTTCATCGTGACACCAGGTTCGTGCTCCCTCATGTAGTTTCTTAATGCCAACGAATCTTGAGCAGGCATGTACTTGATAAAATTAGAGATCTTGACCCTGTCTTCTATACCGTCGATTGACAAGATTGATTGCATCAAAGACGTTGTGACACCAGTCTCGGCACCTAATCCAAGCTTCTTTTGTTTTTCTGCTAAAATGGAAGCTTCTTCCTCATCACGACCAGTAGAGAACTTGAATCTGACCTTCTTTTTTGTTCTTGGTAGCAAAAACTCGAAAACGTTCTGACCATGAATGACAGGATCTATCTCAAGCTTCTTGATGGGTAGTTCTGATAGATTGAATGTCTGTTGATTTTTAGAGCTGCATTCGTCACAATCCATCTCAGTCGTGTAATCAGGACCGTATCCCGTGATACGAATCGCCATCATTAGAGCATTTCTATCACCAACCAAGAGATCAGACGTGCTTACTGATCTATCCACGAGACAAGCCTTGATCAGCTCAGTGATGACGGTACCCTTTTTGATAAGAGCTCTAGAAGTTAGAATGTCTTCTTCTCTTGCGGTCATTGGACGAATCTCAACGACGTCTTGATTATGCAAAGACATCTCAGGGGGATATACCTTACCGCATGATGGAAGCGGAACTAGCTCTGTCGGAATGTCTAATCCGAACTCTGCCTTCAGCTTGTCCGCGACGGATTGCATAGGCATGCGAGGATCGACCCCTCCAGGCATGTTAGGATTGAAAATGGAATTTTTGACTTCTCGTTGATCTGACATATGTCTCCTGATATCAAGATCAAATTATATCTTTTTAAATTTTTGTAAATAAAAAAAGGCCCAAAAAATTGGGCCTTCGAGAATTAACAAGTTAACCAGTTCAGTCTGCTTAACTTGACGGTTCCAAACGAATAGTTTTGATTGAAGTCTCCAGATCAGTACTGCAGAACGGCGTTGTCATAACGCAACGTTAAAGCGATTTCAACAGGGCCGCCATCTTCGTACGTTAGATCATTGAAGTTTGCTTCCATGATGAACGCACCCTTGATGTCCCAAAGTTCGATGACAGTGCCAACAGGATCAAGCATCTTCAACTGAACATCTCTCTTGTAGAAGTCTGCATAACCTGAACGACCTGAAACAGACTCAAAGTGTAAACGAACCCATTCCATGACCTGTTGTGCGCCAGAAGGAGCAATGGGGTCGTGGAGCGTCACGCTCATCTGTCCGAACGTTGTCCTACCTGCAAGATAACGGGTTGAGTTGATAAAAGGAACAGCAACTTCTTCCGTCGATATCTGTGGGCGTGCGGCGGTTTTCAAAATGTAGGCATCGATGCCTTCGATCATGAGGACCCAACGGTTCTTGCGTTTGGGTTCAAATTTGTTTGGGATCATTGACGTTACGTCAAGGGTTTCAGCCATTGTAAATTACTCCTGTTGTTGGAACTCTTAGCATAATTATTCTTAAAAGAAGATCTAACAAAAATATTTTTATTCATCATTAGAAACTGAGAAATCTAAAGTCACAAATTCTTGTGTTTTCTTCGGTTTAACGTAAACACGACCACGAATTGTCAAAAATTCTGGATCATTTGATGGTGAGAGAGACACTCTAAATTCATCCATACCACCTAAAGATTTTATCGTTGCCAATCTTTCAGATATGATGTTGGTCAACCTAACGGCGGATTCAGGTCTATTTGGTTCAAATAATGCCGTTTGAGCAGCTTCTTTCACTGCGCGGCGAGCCTCGATTAACAACCGTCTGACGTTGATCCTGTTGACGGCTGCATTTGCCAATTGCAACGTTTTTTGCCCCCATACGACAACGGCGCTCACATTTTGAAATTGATTGACACCTTCAATGTTAGTCGTCGCGTATAAGGGGTTGATATTGCTCTTGTACAAAGTGTCAAGATCTTTTTCATTTAGTGGCACTGTCGTTTTTACCGTCGATACCAACTTCCCTCTTGTCACACCAGCAGGGGCAAACCAAGGTTGTCCTATGCTGTCGTTGAGAGACAGAGCTCCAAGGACAACGACCGAAGGTGGAACCACGTACTCTGTGTTCAATTGAGGAGACAACCGTATGACCGCATCAGGATAATAAGCGGCCGCAAAAGACGAATTTATGACACGATTCTTCAATGTCTCTGCTGTTTCTTTCGGAGTCGAACCGTTCTCTACATCCATAACGTAGAGAGCGTCGAAGCGATCTTCGGCTGTCAGGGTGGCTTCATCAGTGATGACAGGTTCTCTAATTCCAGGAATAGCAAAAATGCTAAAATCAGTGTTCGTAGAATTACCGATTATTTCTAAAGATTTTTTATATGATATCACGGAAGGCCCCTTGAGGCGGCCACGGGCTGGGTCGGCCATGTCGGCCTTCACGGCTGTCGACGTCAAATCTGATTCATCTGTGTCGAATATGTTGACGCCATTGAAACCGCCCTGCAGGATCACATCATAACGTAGATATCCTGAGTTAGAAGCCGACAAGAAATCTCCCATACCAATCCTTCTCGATTTCTCTTTATGATTCTCGGGAATATCGCCGTTCCTCACGTACTCAGCCAAGTTCCAGTCATATGGCGGATCGACTGTTCCGTTGGATCCTGTGATTATTTTTATGTTTTCTAGAGTAAAGAAATTGTAGCAAAATCTGTCCGCATCCATGATGCCATTAGCAGATGTATCAAGGACGCCGACGTTATCACCAACCGCAAAATTTGCATTGCTCGAGGCATGTTCAGGATAATGAGAGGTGTATCCAAATAGAAACATCAAGGGCTGTTTGATGTCGTTGCTATTCTGTCCTGCATGATCAAACATCACTCCCCAAGATTTGTTGGTAGAAGGAGTCGTTTGCAAGTTTACTGCTCTATTATTAAAACGCATGGGCAGAGGAGGCTGCACCATATTTTTTACGTAGCCAGCAGAAACCAACGCTGAAGCGTCGGCCGAATTTAGCGTGGCTAAAGGTGCTGATCCGGAGGTGACCAGATGAGAGATTCCTCTAAATCCCACAGGGAGAGAATCGAAAGGAACCTTCTTGTTTTTGACGTCTTCAGACACCTCAACTCTTATGACGTTCGATTTTAACGGGTAGTTACCTTCTATGACTAGCTTCTGCTCGTTATCAGGCCTGTCGAAGTCGTAAAATGCATTGACGTCTCCAATTTCTTTTGAGATGTACTTGTCAGACGAAGGGTCCAAGGTGACGCCTATGAATTTTTCTACAGGAGTTGAGGTCTCTCCATCTGGATCTATCAAGTTACGTACCAATATACTAAAGGTACCATATGCGTAGATAGAATCGGGCGCCGCAGGCGTTATATCCTTTATCGTGATTTTATAAGACTGAAACTCTTGAGTTCCATCACCCAATAGATGCAGTCTGAATAGGTTGTGCCTATTACCTCTAAAATCCTGTGAGACGAACCAAGGAGTCTTGGAATGAGTGAATCTGTCTCTAAAGTTTTCGTAATTGGGGACCGTACTTGAACCAACGTTCCGAGCCAATGAAGACGTGATCAAGAAGATGGATCTCTCAGTTCCAAATATCCTATTAGAATCTGAATCAGCTCCAGCTCCAGCGGTCACCGCATTCGTTCCTGTCAACTCAGCTGTAGAAGGATGAATGTCAAAATGTGTGTAGAGGAAATGTCCCTTCTCTTGAATGTAAGATGCAGTCGTGTTGAATACTTTCGGGAAGTAATTAGGAGCTTGCATGTCAAAAGAAGCAGTAATAGCAGTATCCCCAGCAGTGTGGCCATTCAGCAACAACACAAACTCTTGTTTGACAGAGCTGTTTCCATCCAAAAGTGTGACTGATCCCAAGGTGGTTCCATAAGTCGTAGATTCATTAGCCACATACGTCAAGGGAGGAGCGCTAGAATTGTACCCTCCGCCTGATGAAGACAGGCGTAATATAACCCCTGATGGCGCCATCAATATGCCACGGATGATTGGAACGGCGGCGGAAACAATATTATTTTGGCTACCAGTTCCTTGTAACCCAGCTGAACTAAAGTAGGTGTTGCCTTCCGACTCAGACATGAAGCAACCCAAGAAATAAGTTCTGCCTAACGGACCTCCGGAGTTTGCAAAGCTATTTGAAACGATGTACCCGCTAGATGAGACGAAAGGCAATTCCTCGCCGACAGTGAATCCAGCTGACGTCACATCTCCGTCGGGACCTCTCTTCTTGCCATCTCCGATCCCCAGAACACGCATGTAGGTGACAGAGTTGGCGTTGCTCAACCATTCTCTCACGGCGAAAGGACCGAACAACTTCGCGTCGAGGTCGCCAAATTTTGCTTGAAATTTCCTTTGAGTTCCTAAAGTCAAAGGAACAAATGCAGGACCAATAAAAGAAGTTCCTATAATGCAAGCGTTCCGACCGAATGGAACATCTTCTTCGTCCGTCGGACCAATCAGTCCAATTTCTTGAGCCGATATCCCTGCGCTGTTAAACTTGTATTCGCTCATCGCAATTTCTTTTTACGACAATAACTATCACAACGTAAAAAGGCCCGCCTCAGCAGGATCCTTCACAGGTTATTTTTATAATTCTTACGTTTATCACCCAATGAATTAACAGAAAAATTATTAGAGAGCATTCTAATCATACCTAACGCAAATGAAAGAAGAGCCGCTGTGAACGGCTCTTCATCTCTAACAACTGTTACAATCAGGTGACTGACTGGAGGTTGTTTGCCACGACGAAGTCTAGAGAAACGAACTCTATCGTCTTTGTTGGCTGGAGGAATATCTTTCCTCTAACCGTGTTGTTCTCCACGTCGGCCTGGGTTGTGGTCGAAGAATCAATGATGACTCTGAACCTTTCTAGTCCGGCGAGGGCCTGAATTCTCTGCAAGCGAGGGGTGACAGCGGCAGAGAAGCGGGCGAGGGTGGCTTCGCGGTTTGGCTCGAAGATGATCGTTTGAGCGATCTCACGAACCTGACGACGGATGTCGATAAGGAGACGACGGACGTTGATTCTATCAAGAGCTGAAGCAGCTTGGTACAGCGTCTTCTGACCCCAGACGACGACTCCTCCCTTCGGATTCAATCCTGATCTAGCCTGCGTTATTTGCGCGTAAAGAGGATTGATGTCTTCATCATATAGAGCGTCGAGATCTTCGTCTTTCAGCTGGATGCTGGTCTCTAGCGTAGTGGGAAGTGCGCCGCGGGTGAGACCTGCGGGAGCAAACCAAGGATATCCTAGAGCATCATTCAACGCCAAGGCTCCGAGGACGACGACCGAAGGTGGAACAACGACGGTGTTGGATGCCCTTGAAGGATCTCTCATCAGCACGTCAGGGAAGTAAGTTGCTGCGAAGGACGTGTTGAGGTTACGAGCCTTGTGTTGGGCAATCGTCTCAGTTACGGAAGGTTTAGCGGTTCCTGTGACGTTGATCAGGTTGCCATTCTTGTCTACCTGTTCCATGTCCATGATGTAGAGAGCGTCAAAACGCTCTTCTGTTGCTGCGAGGGCGGCATCGGTCACAACGGGAGTTCTGATACCAGGTATTGCGAGTAATTGAATATCCACGTTTGTGGTGTTCTTCATAACTTCCAATGCCTTGAGATAAGAGCTTACGTTTGGACCTCTGCTTCCACCTCTGTTAGCATCGCCCATGTCTGCGGTGACGGCTGCGTTGTTGATCTGATGCTCATTCTCATCGAAGATGTTGACGCCGTCGAATCCACCCTGCATGACCATGGTGAATTTGAGGAATCTTCTGTTCTGCGAGAATGATAGATCAGATACATTGATTGCACGGGTTTTGCCTGTATCGTCGGTCGGAATTGACCCCCTGCGAACGTACTCTGCATACTTCCAAGAATCTGGTTGATCAACGGTGCCATTAGATCCTGTCGTAATCTTAATGTGTTCAAGAGTGAAAAGATTGTTACAGAATCTGTCAGCGTCCAGAATACCATTTGTGGATGTGTCCGGAGCTCCTGAATTATCGCCGACAACAAAGTTCATATTTGTTGTTGAAAAATCAGGGAAGTAACTTGTGAAGTAATTTAAGGATTTGTCTGGGGAGTTACCGCTGTTCTGTTCCGCAAGATCTGTCGTGTGTTCAAACTTAACGCCCCAACAATACCTAGCGTTTTCTTGAGCTTGTAATCCTGTTCCGTCTATGATCGTTTTTCTGAAAGGCAACGGAGACTCTACAACATTTTTTATGTACTCTGCGGCTGTTAACTCAGCCGCGTCGGCGGCGGAGAGAGTCTTAAGAACAGATCCAGATGTTACAAGGTGAGCAATTCCTCTGAATCCCATTGGTAGAGCGGTGGAGTCTACTGCCATGTCCAACACCTCGTTCGATACTTCAACACGAACGAAACGAGATCGTAACGTATAGTTTCCTTCGATGACAAGTTTTTGGCTTGCTTCATCTCTGTCAAAATCATAGTATGCGTTAATATCGCCTAGAACCTTAGCGATGTATCTATCGGATGATGGGTCTAGATTGACTCCGTTGAAGCTTTCTAAAACTTTTTGATCTATATCATTATCTTCGAAAGCTCGAATTACGACATTGAACGAACCGTATTTGTAATTTGCTGCGGTTGAAGGGACGATGTTGGCGATAGTAATTTTAAACTTGTTAGATACGCCAACGCCAGAGTCCAAAGAATGAAATCTAAATAGGTTTATTGGATTTCCGCCAAACTTTTGCGAGATCACCCAGGGAGATTTTGCATTAGAGAACCTATCTTTGAATGATTCAAAGTTTGGAACAGACGTTGTTCCTGCATCGTATGCTTGAGACGAAGTCAACAAGAAAGCAGAAGATTCTTTGCCACGTCGAAGATCCGCTAATCCATACGAAAAAGCGCCGGCTGAAATTAGTCCCGTCCCCGTTACGACAGCAACTGCAGGATGAATATCCCAGTGAGCCGCTAAATAATGACCTGCTTGTTGTATTTTGTAAGGATCTGTATTTAAAACCTTCGTCAAGAAGTTAGCCGAATTAACGTCGAAAGAAGCGGTCAATACGTTGGGATAAGCGGAATCAAGGCCTCTATGCCCATTTAGAAGTAATGTGAACTCTTGTTTGGAAGAGTCCAGCACTACTGAACCCAGCGTAGTACCTCTCAAATTGGGATCTAACTCACGACCTGTTGTCGTTAATGTAGGAGCTGAAGAAAAGGCCGGACCGTGTGAGGCAGATAGTCTAATTAGAACTCCAGAAGGAGCCATTAAAACTCCTCTGACAATTGGCACGGCTGCATCTAACGAATTAGGAGATGTTACTCTGTTCAACCCTTGAAGGCCTGCGTCGCTGAAGAAAGTAGAACCTGCAGACTCTGACATAAAGCAACCCAAGAAGTAAGTTCTGCCAGGGGATCCTTCTTGATTTGCATAAGAATTGTAAGACAACATTCCGGTAGAATCAGGTTGCTTTTCGCCTACCGTAAAACCAGCATTCGTCACAGCACCGGAGGCCGTACGTTTCTTACCATCACCCACACCGAGAACGCGTAAATACGTGACCGAAGTTGCGTTGTTCAACCACTCAGCCACAGCGATAGGACCAAACTTTTTTGAATCGCTTTCACCAAACTTAGCAAAAAAGTCTTTTAAGTTTCCGTACGTCAGAGGTACGAAAGCTGGTCCTTTAACAGATGTTCCAATCACGCCAGCTGGAACACCTGTTGGTGAGGTTTCTACTGGACCTGATAGGTCGATTTCTCTTGATGTTACTCCTGCGCTTCCAAATTTGAGCTGTGCCATTTATATCGCTCCTAAGCTTTGCATGATAAGTATAAATCTCCCGACGTTTGCATCAAACAAATTCGACACCAGAATTGGTTACGATAAAGTCGATAGCAATGAACTCGATCGCTCTTGTCGGGACAACAACGATCCTACCATTCAGACGATTCAAGTCGACGTCTTCCTGCGTGTTATTTGTTTCATTCATAATGACCTGATATGCTTCGATGCCAGCCTGCGTCTGAATGAGACCTAACTGAAGAATTGCGTCGGCTACAAACTTGTTGCGAACCGCTGGTGTATTTTGCTCAAAGATGATTCTGTTGGCAATTCCTATGATGATTCTCTTCACCTCGAGAAGCAATCTACGAACGTTTACTCTATCAAGAGCAGATTTTCTGATTTGCAACGTCTTTTGACCGTAGATAACGAATCCCAGACGAGGGAACGTTGCGATCGGATTGATCCTAGCATCATACAATCTATCTCTATCGGAAACGTTCAATCTGACTTCAACATTGTTAACGAAGTCCAAGGCTGCTCTATTAAATCCGGCAGGAGCGAACCATGGATATGCATTTTGATCATTGAATCCAATTGCACCCAAGGCCGCAACAGATGCAGGTACTTTTACATAACGTTTGTTAGTCGGATCATTTACGTAAACGTTCGGGAAGTAAGTGGCTACATAATTGTTATCGAACGTTCTGTCTTCAAAAACCGACGCCGTGTTCTCAATATTGATACGGTTGGTTGAGTCGTCATACAAACGATCGCCATTATCATCATAGTTTGGAATGTCCATAACGTACATGGATAAACCATAATCTCTAACTTTCTTAGACGTGTAGTTAGTTATGTAATCCTCTCTAATTCCAGGAATTGCCAAGAGATTGACGTTAACCTGTAGTGGGTCTGTCATTAAATCAATGGCTGTAGTATAAGAGCTGATAGCATTGTTAGACACATCAGATCCTGCCACATTGGTTTTGAGTCCTGGTGATACATAAATCGATGAAGCAGCTCCATTTGGAGTTTCAAAAGAAGTAGCTTTATCATTCATGCGGCGGGCAGCGGGGTCGAGTATGTTTAAACCATCAAATCCGCCTTGCATAAACGTAGTGAACTTAGCAAAGCTAGAGTATTTGTTGAACTCGTAAGCTTGACCGTTTGATAACAAAGATGCGAATGTTATTCTGTCACCCAACACTGGGTCTTTCACGACATACGTCGATGGATCTACCTTCGCATTTCTGATATATGCTGCCTCTCTCATATGAGATCTGATTGTCCCTGTGAGATCGGAAATCGCCGCGTTGGCAAAAGCCACCTTTGCTAATGTGAACTTGTTGTTGTTGAAAGAATCAGCACCAGAACCCGTAACCAGAACATCTAGCTTCTTGATTCCCAAGAACTTGGTATAGCTTTCAATCAAAACATTCTTTTCTTCCGAAAGGTTACAATTCAACGGATCGTTGTTTCTTTCGAATTTGACGCCCCAGTATAGAGAAGGCATTGCTGCCTCTAGAGGACCAGGATCACCGTCCCAAGAAGGAGTTGAAT